TGTCGGCTTGTTCGCTTGTGGGCTCGTCGGCTTGCCGGCTCGTGGGCTTGGCGGCTTGTTGCCTTTCGAGTTCCTTCCTGCGTCTTGCCATCTCTTTGTAATATTTGGGGTGATGCCACATTAGTGTTTGCCGTAACTTACAACTTTCACCTGCGGATCCCAACACGCCCTGCAATCCCCGCACCTTCCGCCCTGCTTCGGGGCTGGACAGGTTGCATCCTTCAGGACTACCATTGAAGAATTAGGCCAGGTCTCGTTACGCTGACCAATCATCGGCGGAGAGAATCGGATAACTAGATTCTGTGGCTTCTCCGCCAAATGATCTTTTACCCACGCTTCACGGGTGGGCATCCAGTGGTTTGTATCAGGCGTTAACCTGCAAACCTCATAGATCTTGTTAAGATGGTCCAGGTTCTGGACGTCTCCGGCGTCGTGCCATCTGAAATATTTCTGACGCTTCACCTGCGCCACCATTGCAGCGGTCCACAGGTTGTGCTCAATTGCTTTTAATCTTACGTACTGTGCAGCCTTAATTGCTTTATACCGTGTATAGTTACCCTTCAATGCATAACACATACTACAAACAGAGTTCTTAACCTTCCGGAGCTTGGAACCTGTTTTGCATTCCCACGCAGGTAGACTGTAACTTAATCCTGGCATCTTACTAGTTCGAGTCATCGACCCGGTAATTGCTTTTGCTTCTTTTATTTTCATGTTATCCTTTCTTATAAATTCCTATACCACAACAGCTTGTAACCTGTCAAGCTTGCCGGCTTGTGACCAGCACGGGGAGAGAACATAACTAGGAGCAGTATTACTAGTATATCGGCGACCCCTCATCCCCGCCTAGATCGCGCTCGTTGCTGATCTAATGACCAGTAATTATACTAACGCCCCGTCGGGCTTACTGATCCCAGGTCCATTGCTACTTGCCCGCGGATCTTAATAAGGACATCCGTTTCACAATAGACCTGAGATCAGTCCTGCTGGTTTCGCCTCCAGCAGGTTTGTGGACTGATCTGAGATCAGATTTTGGGTGTTTGTGTGGGGACGTCTCCCGCTTTCGTGCCCAGTCATCTGATCTCAGATCAGTTATTTTGTTTCGCTCCAAACGCAAAGAACAAAATAACAGACTATTGCGCCACTAATTATTAATAATAAATCTTCTGGCATTAGTTTACCTTTCTCTTGTAAGTTATTACTGGGTTGATACAAGTTGTGTATCTTTTAATAACTGTATCCCAGAAACACATTAACTTATTTCCTTTGTAATCTTCCCAAGTTCTACAACCCTCTTTGTTTAAAGTTCCAATTCTTCGGATAGTTTTATTATATTTTTTTGCAAACCAAGAAACAACAAACTCTGACTGTTCGTGTATTTCGTCTACCTCTTTTATTATTTTTTCTATATCCATTTGTTATCCTTTCTGCATTAATTATTTATACTTTACTAAAGTATAAACAACATCTTTTTTCTTATTTATTAAATTATAACCTTTCAACATTTGATTTGCTGCATCAAGGTTATCAGTAGAATTTGAAACATGATAAACACTATCAAAATTTTCAAATTTAGTTTCTTGTATTATTAAGTACATGTTATCCTTTCTGTGATGTATGGGATTTTATCACAAACCCCATACATTGTCAAGTGTTAGTTTTTGAAAGTTGGAATTGCCTGTAAATCTTGGTTCCACCTTAAACCAATTTTTTGAGACACCTTATCAAGTGCAATCGCAAGTTGTTCAGGTGCGCCAGCTTCCATAACTGTATCAATCGCCTTAACTTTAAGATCCTTAAGTTGTCTGAGTTTAAGTCCCTCAGGTCGTCTCTCAATTTCTCTTTGTGCTAAATTTTCAGCCCAAGACCTTAATTGACTTTCGCAATCCTCAAGACTTAATTCATCTTTATACCTGTCAGGATTTCTAAAGTTATAATCTAACTCTTGATCTTTTGGTTTTTTCTTTTCAAAAAATGTTAGCGCGCTTGCTCTTGCATCTGCTAACATTTTTTCCGCCTGTCTAAACTTGTTGATAATTTTATCTGCACCAATCTTTTTAGACAGCTTTGAGACAGCTCTATCAGTTGCCTCGGTTTTATATTGTTTGACCAATAATTCTTGCTCATTAATCATTGGATCAAACTGACGCTTAACCTTATCTTTATAATGGTCAAGCTGATACTTGGTCATTGTCTTTGCCATTTGTTATCCTTTCTTTTAAAATTAATTAATATACTACTTGACAAATAATGTCAATGGGATATTATAGGAATATAAAAGAGAGGATAACTTATGAATATAAAATACAAAGGCAAAGACTATAAAATACCTGAGCCATTTACTAAGTGTTATTTTGGTGCAGACCCTACCAAACTTATGACAATTCACAACAGGTTCAGTGATGAAACATTTACTCAATCTTGCATGTTACCAGCATTCGCAGTCGCTATCTATGATACGACAATAGGTGCAGAAGCTAGTGAGGATTACAACCTAATGAACAAGGGTCGCGAGTGGTTTCAAAAGAATTTTATTGATGAATATTATACGTTATTAGATTAATACAATCGGGGAATGTATGCACTTTGTGCATACACTTTCCCATAATATCCCATGCAAAAACTGCATAGCTCGTGGACTGTCGGGCCCACCCACCCACATTAGAACCATTCTAAAGTGGCAGGCCTGAGGGGTCCCAGGGCTAATCCGAATAAGCTTGTAAACTAACGGGCCCACCCTCCCTCTAGACAAAAGGGGTCCCAGTGTATACCCTTTAGTGTTTGATTTAGACATAGATTGGCTATAAAATCAAAACGCAAAACAAAACAGAACTGCAAAAAATTCTGCAAAAATTTTTATGAAACCAGATTTTATTGATAAACTACCACCAGACGCACAGAAAGAATTTCTTAAACTAGCGATGAAGCTAGACGAGAAAACAAAACAGGAAAAGGTTCACAAAGATTTTTTGGCTTTTGTTCGTCATGTCTGGCCAGAATTTATTGAGGGAAAACATCACAAAAAAATTTCTGAAAAATTTAATAAGCTTGCGAAAGGTGAGATCAAACGATTAATTATTAATATGCCACCAAGGCATACTAAGTCAGAGTTTGCATCTTTTTTATTACCTGCATGGATGGTGGGTCGTAAACCAGATTTAAAAATTATACAGACAACACACACAACAGAACTCGCGATCCGCTTTGGACGTAAAGCTAAAATACTAATTGATAGCCCTGAATATCAGCAAGTGTTCAAGACAAGACTAAGAGAAGATTCGCAAGCCGCGGGCAAATGGGAAACTGAACAAGGTGGGGAGTATTACGCAGCCGGTGTTGGCTCGGCAATCACGGGCCGTGGAGCGGATTTGTTAATCATAGATGACCCACATTCAGAACAAGACGCGCTGAACGTGCAGGCATTAGAGCGTGCATACGAATGGTATACATCAGGTCCACGTCAACGTTTGCAACCTGGTGGAGCGATAGTTGTGGTTATGACCCGGTGGAACATGAAAGATCTAACTGGTATGTTATTACAATCTCAAAAAGAATTAAAATCAGATAAGTGGGAGGTCATAGAGTTTCCAGCGATTTTACCTAGTAATAAACCTGTATGGCCACAATATTGGAAACTGGATGAACTAGAATCTGTCAAAGCTTCACTCTCTCTTGGTAAGTGGAACGCGCAATGGATGCAGAATCCAACAGCCGAAGAAGGGTCACTCATCAAACGCGAATGGTGGCGAGTTTGGGATAAGGGTTACATACCACCTTTACAACATATTATACAAAGTTATGACACGGCTTATTTAAAAAAAGAAACATCTGATTACAGTGCAATCACAACATGGGGAGTATTTTATCCAGACCAAGACTCACCAGCTAATTTAATATTATTAGATGCGTTTAAAGAAAGATTAGAGTTTCCAGAGTTGAAGAAAGCGGCATGGGAACAGTATCGGTATTGGAATCCTGAAACAGTTATAATTGAAGCCAAGGCATCTGGTATGCCCTTAACTTATGAGTTGAGAAAAATGGGTATTCCTGTTATAAATTACACACCTAGCAAAGGTCAAGACAAACACGCTAGAGTAAACGCTGTTGCGCCGCTGTTCGAGGGCGGAGTAATATGGGCGCCTGACGAAAAATTCGCAGAAGAGGTTATAGAAGAATGTGCATCATTTCCTTATGGTGATCATGACGATTTGGTGGACAGCACAACACAAGCGATAATGCGCTTTAGACAGGGAGGGTTCGTGGCGCATCCGGAGGATGAAAAAGAAGATTCATTGCCTCGAGTTGAGAGAACATATTACTGATGAGTAAAAAGAAGTTATTAGAATTCGGTCTTAAAGAAGCAGATGCTTTCCAAAAAAATTTTAAAATAATTTTAGACAGATTAATCAGAGGTTACAAATCTGTAATGGGTAAAGACCCAGAGGGTTTAGATCTATTAAAAGTGAGAATGGAAGCAAGACAAAAAGCTATAGACACTACAAAGGTTGTAAATCAAAAAGGTCTAACTCTAGATCCAAGCAAACCTATCGAAGGCGGTACACAAGAAGGTATTGAAACTATAAAAATTAAAGAACTAGATGATGTTAATCTAACTAAAGATGACCCGATGGGTGATCTAGAAAAAATTGTAAAAGGTGAAGGTGATACAGGTCTTCCTAAAAATTACACAAGACCTTTTGGTGATAATATTAGAGATGCATACAGAAAAGCTGGACGTAGTAGAGAAGATGCAACAGAAATTATTGAAGCTTTAGATAGTCCCGGTGCAAAAAAATCTTACGAGGTTATGGAAGAAGCACTGGGTGTAAGATTATATGGTGATGAAACTTTTGAAGAGTTAATGAAAATTAAAGAGACAGGAGTTCACCCACGAGGAGAACCACCAATTAAAAAAGCAGATGGTGGTATTATAAGTGAAGTACAAAATTTAATTAACGCAGGATTAGATAAAGGATCTAATTTTGGTAATTTTATTTTAGGAGCTGCATCTAGAATACCAGGTGTAGGTCTAGGTATTGGTGCTTTACAGGCTTTAGGTGAAAGAAGGTTTTCTAATTTACCAATTGGTGATCAATTATTTGCTACTGAACAAATGAACATACAAGGATTTGATGACCAATCAGGTTTAGCTAAAGATAAATATGGTTATAACATCAGATCTATGTTTGGTAATTATGCTGATCTAGTTTCAAAAAGAGCAAAGATGGCTGCAGACAGAAAACGAAAAGGTTTAGAACAAAGAGCTATTGATGATTATTATACAAATCTAGAAAAACAAAGAATAGCTGCAGAAGAAGAAGCAGCAAGACGTGCTGCAACTTTAACATCGCAAATGGCTACAGCAAATAGAGCAGCAGGCAGAGGTGGTTACCAATCTAATTTTGGAAATAAAGGAAATGAAGATTTTATGGGTGGTAGTGGTGAAGCTAAAGACATGGGTTCTTTTGCTGATGGTGGTCTTGCATCGATGTTTATGGAGAAAAGATAATGGCTATTCAAGATGAATTAAAACTTTTTGTAGAAGAGTTTAAAAGAACTAACGGAAGAATTCCAACACAAAATGAAATTGTCAAAGGCACAGGGCGTGCTGCTAAGACTGTTAAATCTTATTTAGTAGAAGGAATAGATTATGCAAAACCTTTAACTAAATTAGAAGCAGCAAGACTTGGTGGTGCACCACAAACCGGAATAACAAAAGTAAGTAAAGAAATAACTCAAGGCATAGAAAATTTAAAAGGTATAAAAGGTATTTATCCTAGCATTGATACTAGTAAAGCTGGTAGTAAAGCTCTTAGAGTAAAATTTGATACTAAATTAGGATTAAAAGAAATAAACGGACCAGCTAATAAAGAAACTTTTAATAAAATTAAAACTACTATTGCTGAAGTTATTGAAAGCGATAACTATACTAAAAATATTTTACCTTTTCAGACAGATGCAGAAAAAAGAAAATATAGAACATTTAAACGTGCAGAATATAAAAATCAAGATCCAAGAAATATTTATAAACAACTACAAGATTACAAAAGAAAAAAATATCCAAACTTATCTTATAATGAAAATATTCAACACGGTCAGTCTAAATTTTCTACACAAACTTTATCTAGATTTGGTTTATTACCTAGAATAGATAACGTTGAAGGACCTATTAAAAGTGTAGAAAGAATAAGAGATAATAATCTTAAAACAACTTTAGCCACTTTAAATAATCCTGATGCTTCAGTGGCTGCTAAAAAAGCTGCAGCTGAAAAATATAACAGTATCGTAAAAGGTTTAAGAGGACAATTAAAAGGAACTAATGTTCAAGGATTTGTTAATTTTGAAACATTTGAAGTAGATGAAAAAGGCAACTTTAAAAAAATAAAAGATATTGGTTTTGATCCTAAAAAAGGAATGGCTTATGATAATATTTTAGGGAATAAATCTTTAGATAAATTAACAGATGCAGAGGCAGATGAAATCTTAAAACTAGGTAAAAAACATATTGATCTACAATTACTTCCAAAAAAAGGTAAAGTTGGTTTGGCAGCTGCAGGTGCTTTAGCACTTACGGGCACAGCAAGTGCAGATGAACTGCCAATCAAATACAGCGATGAGATCGGCGCATTCGTCGATCCTAAAACCGATGATAAAGTTTCACAATCAACATTACTTAACTGGGCTGCAGATAACCCAATGCCCACGGCTGCTGTAGCGTCAGCACCTTTATTAAGTAAGACAGTTAGAAAAGGAGCAGGTAAATTATTATCTGGATTGTTATCTACACTAGGTAGTTCTGCAGCAGGTCTAGGATTTGCAGGTATGACTGTAAAAGGTAATTTAGAAGATGGAAAAAATATTGTGGATGCAACAGTTGATCCTATGGTTGGAATAGAATTATTATATCCAGAAGCAGCAAAAAGATTTGGTGGTAAAGGAATGCAAAATGCTTTGGGTAGAGCTTTATCTTTGGGTAGAGTTGGAGCAATGATGACACCGGTTGGCATGGGAATTACTGCTTTAGGTTTAGGTAAAATGGGTATAGAAGCTGCAATGGATGAGAGAGAAAGAATTTTAAATATGACTCCAGAAGAATTAGAAATATTCAGAGCGGAGCAAGAAGAACAAATGGGAATGTCAGCATAATGGATAGACGAACTTTTATGAAACTGTTGGGTGGTTTAGCATCAATGCCAATCGTTGGTAAACTTGCAAAACCTCTTAAATCAGAAACTGTGCAAGAAGGTATTGCAGCTGTAAGTGATAAAGGTATGCAGCTTTATGAAATGGTTGTAGCTAAAGTTATGAAAGAAGGAAAAAAAATTGGTGAGTCTGGTAGAGTTGATAGTTACAAACATCCTGACAGACCTGACATTACAGTTGATGTAAATCAAACTGATGGCAGTGCAGAAATATATTTTGACACTGATCAAGGTTCAAAAGGATTTGCAGAAATTAAAAGAGATCCAGAAAGTGGTGGTGATGAACTGATTGAAGCTGAAGAGGTTTATAAATTTTTTGGAAAAGATGGAGAGGATTATGTAAAAGACGTAGAAGAAGGAATTAGTGGTGGTATTGAAAATCTACGAGACTTTACTAAGAAAGCTGATGGTGGAGAAGTAAATTTGACAATAGTAAGAATGCCTGATATCAATGAGTCAGGTGTTGAATCATTATTTAAAACAAGGTAAAATAGCAAATGGCTACAATAGATAAACCATTACCGAATACAAAAACGACTGTCGAAGTTCCAGGAGAAGTTGAGGTCGAAGAAGCAATCAAAGAAAAAGTAGAAGAGGTTCAAGAAAAAGGTGGACCTGTCGAAATTGAAATGACAGAAGAAGGTGGTGCTGAAGTTTCATTTGACCCAAAAGTTGCATCTGCTGAAGGCGGTCAAGATCATTTTGAAAATTTAGCAGAATTTTTAGGCGAAGAAAATTTAGATCCGTTAGGATCAAAACTTGTAGAACAATTTAACGAATACAAAGAATCTCGTGGTGATTGGGAACAATCATACAGAGAAGGTTTAGAACTTTTAGGTTTTAAATATGAGAGAAGAACAGAACCTTTCAGAGGTGCATCGGGTGTTAATCACCCTGTACTAGCTGAAGCGGTAACACAGTTTCAAGCGCAAGCTTACAAAGAATTGCTTCCTTCTGATGGACCGGTGCGAACTCAAATTTTGGGTAACGTAGACGTGCCAAAAGAAGAACAAGCAAAACGGGTGAAAGACTTCATGAACTATCAAATCATGGATCAAATGAAGGAATACGAGCCAGAGTTTGATCAAATGCTTTTTTACCTCCCTCTTTCCGGATCTACCTTTAAGAAAGTCTATTACGACGATCTTTTAGGTAGGGCGGTATCAAAATTTGTACCAGCTGAAGATTTAGTTGTACCATATTCTGCAAACTCTTTAGACGATGCAGAGGCAGTTGTTCATGTAATTAAAATTTCAGAAAATGAATTAAGAAAACAACAGGTGTCTGGTTTTTATAGAGACATAGAATTAGGAACCCCTCCTGTAACAACAAATCAATTAGAAGATAAAAAATTACAATTAGAAGGAATTTCTAAAGATGGTCAAGAAGATCAATACACTTTGTATGAAATGCATACTAATTTAGATCTTGAAGGCTATGAGGACATGGGTGAGGACGGCGAACCAACTGGAATTAAATTACCTTACGTAATTACTATTGCAGAGGCTAATAACAAAATTTTATCTATTAGAAGAAACTATAAACCAACTGATCCACTGAAGAAAAAAATAAATTACTTTGTGCAATTTAAATTTTTACCTGGCACAGGATTTTATGGTTTTGGTTTAATTCACATGATTGGTGGATTAACTCGAACTGCAACAGCAGCATTAAGACAATTATTAGATGCGGGAACTCTAGCAAATCTACCAGCAGGATTTAAGTCTAGAGGAATAAGAGTTAGAGATGATGCACAACCATTACAACCTGGAGAGTTTAGAGATGTAGATGCACCTGGTGGAAATATTAAAGATCAGTTTATGACTTTACCTTTTAAAGGTCCCGATGCAACTCTATTACAATTAATGGGTATTGTAGTTAATGCAGGTCAAAGATTTGCAAGTATTGCAGACTCACAAGTTGGAGATATGAATCAAGCAGCTGCGGTTGGCACAACTGTTGCATTATTAGAACGTGGCTCACGTGTAATGTCAGCAATTCACAAAAGATTATATGTTGGACTAAAACAAGAATTTAAATTATTAGCAGAAGTATTTAAAACATATCTACCACCAGTATATCCATACGATGTGCCAGGGGCTAGACGTGAAATTAAAATGCAAGATTTTGATGATAGAGTAGATATTTTACCTGTAGCAGATCCAAACATCTTCTCACAGACACAAAGAATATCGTTAGCTCAATCTCAATTGCAACTAGCGCAATCAAATCCTCAAATTCATAATTTGTATCAAGCATACAGATCTATGTACGATGCGTTAGGTGTTAAAAATGTTAATGCAATCTTACCTCCTCCGGCAAGACCAATGCCAATGGACCCTGCATTAGAACATATTATGGCTATGTCAGGAAAATCTATACAAGCTTTTCCTGGCCAAGACCATAAAGCTCACATAGATGCGCATTTACATTTTATGGGATTAAACATGGTGCAAAATAATCCACCAGTTTTATCAATTTTACAAAAAAATATTTTAGAACACATAAGTTTAATGGCACAAGAGCAAGTACAATTAGAATTTATAGAAGAATTACAAGAGCTACAGATGATTCAACAACAAATGCAAGCTGCAGGAGCTCAAAATCCTGCTATGATGGCTGGAATGATGCAAAATCCTATGATGATGCAACAACAAAAACGTGTTGTTGAGATAACAAATGCTATTGAATCAAGAAAAGCTATCTTAGTTGCAGAAATGACTAAAGATTATGTTGCAGAAGAAGAAAAAATTAGTGGTGAATTTGGTGGAGACCCACTTGTTAAGCTAAAAGCTAGAGAAATTGATTTAAAAGCAAGAGATAATGCTAGAAAAGAGCAAGAAGGACAAGAAAGATTAGACCTTGATAAGATGAGAGCAATGATGAACCAAGAAAATCAAGAAGCTAAGCTTCAACAGAACGAAGAACTAGCTGGTTTACGTGCTGGTGTGTCTTTAGCAAAACAACAAATGTCTGATGCAAGCAAAATTCACGATTTCGGTAGAAACTTTCCGAAGAAAAAGGTATAAACTATAACTTAAGGAGTTAATTATGGTTAAAGATAGAAAAAATGGTCGAGACAATGTAAAAGTTGTTCCTGAACTTGGTGCTAACGCAAAAGGCGAGCAACAAGGTGGCATTCCAGTCGAAATGACAGACCCAATGACATCACAAGTAGTAGATGTTAGAGGCACAAAAAGAA